CTTAGCGCAAGGAGAAAAAACAATGAGCAAAACAATTCTAGAACAAGCACTAGATCACCTTCTTAACAAAGAAGATGATAAAGCTAGCGCCTTGTTACATGATTACTATGTAGGCATTGGTCGTAAAGTTTATGAAGACATTATGGCTGATGAAATCGCTTTAGAAGACGACGAGCAGATTGATTCTGCTATCGAAGAAGTTGACAGCGAATTAACAGAAGAAGGCGACGAAGAAGCCTCCCCAGAAGAATTTGGTCCTGAAGCCAGTGAAGAAGAAGCCGGTGAATTAGGTGCTGAAATGGGTGCTGAAATGGGTGCAGACGAAGCTGACGTTGCTGATGCAATGTTAGACGTTGAATCAGCATTAGCCAAGTTAAAAGCAGAATTTGAAGAAATGATTTCTGGTACAGGTGACCACGATTCAGAAATGTCTGGTGAAGAATTAGAAGGTGAAACAGAAGAAGAAATGCCAGAAAGCATTGACGAATCTGCCGAATTAACTCGCGTTTCTAACCCAGATAATGGCGACAAGGCTGATGAAAAACGTAGCCCAGTAGCCAGTAGAAACCCAATGATGGCTCGTCCAGCAACTAACTTTGCTGGTGGTGCTGCCGAGGGCGTAGCAAGTGGTACATCACCTGCTAAAGCCCCAAAAGCACAAGACTTAGGTGGTACAACTAAACCTGCAATTAGCAAAGTAGCTAAGCCAGGTACAGCCCCAGGTCGTGAAGCTGGTTCAAGTCCTTCAGACTTACCAAGAGGTTAAACCATCATGAAACTACAGCCACTACGCGAACACTTAACTTTTGCTCAGGCCAATATGGTCGTTGAGTCAACTGAGTCAGCCAGTGGCGGTAAAGATCTCTATATGACAGGTATTTTCATTCAAGGTGCTAAACAAAACCATAATGGTCGTGTTTACCCTGTAAATGAAATTAGCCGAGCAGTAGAGAGCATTAAGTCTAGACTAGATCAAGGTTACTCAGTATTAGGTGAAGCAGACCATCCAGATGATTTACAAATTAATCTTGACCGTGTAAGTCATATGATTACTAACATGTGGATGGAAGGTGACAATGGATATGGCAAGTTAAAACTTGTTCCAACACCAATGGGTAACATTATTAAAACATTACTTGAAAGTAAAATAGGTCTGGGTGTTAGTAGCCGCGGAACAGGTGAAGTTAATGAATCAGGAAAAGTTTCTGGTTTTGAAATTGTCACAGTAGATATTGTTGCACAGCCAAGCGCACCCGATGCTTATCCAAAAGCAATTTATGAACAGGTAATGGGCAGTCGTAGACGAGCCGCTCTGATGGATGTGGCCTACGCGGCGACCTACGATAGGTCCGCACAAAAGCACTTGGAAAACGAAGTGCGTAGATTCATTCAGAATCTAAAATAAGTCTGAGGAAAGAACATGAGTCAATTTACAGAAATGTTAGGCAGTGCTGTTTTATCCGAAGAGGTGCGTGAGAATATCAACGCCGCTTGGGAAAAACACTTAGCTGAAAGCCGTCAAGAAGTTACGGCTGAACTACGTGAAGAATTTGCTTCACGTTACGAACATGATAAAGGCCAACTTATCGAAGCTATGGATAAGTTAATGCAAGACACAATCAATGCAGGCGCAGTAGAATTAAAATCTCTACGTGAGCAAGCAGTTGATCAACGTGTTAAGTATGCCGCTAAAATCAAAGAAGATGCCGCTTTATTACAAAGATTAGTTACAGAAACTCTTGCAAAAGAAGTATCTGAACTACGTAATGATCGTGCATCACAAAAAGCATCTATTGGTCAGTTAGAAGAATTTGCTTTACGCAAATTAACAGCTGAACTAAGCGAACTACACGAAGATCACAAGTCACTTGTTGGCGCTCGTGTTAAGTTAGTTGCAGAAGGCCGCAAGGCTATTGAAGAATCACGTAAAGCCTTTATTGCTAAAGCTAGCGAAAAGGTAAACGCATTAGTTGCAGAATCTTTCAAGAAAGAAATGTCACAACTAAAAGAAGACATTCGTACAGCAAAAGAAAACAATTTTGGTCGCAAGATCATGGAAGCTTTTGCCGCAGAATTTATGGCATCTAAGTTTGCAGACGGTACAGCCGTTAGCCAACTTAACAAATCAATCATCGAAATCCAAGGTCAATTAAAAGAGGCTAATACAAAACTTGAAGAAAAAGAACAACAAATTAGCGAGTCGCTTCGTCGTCAGCGCATTGCGGAAGATCAAGCACAGCGAGTTCGCGTAATGCAAGATTTATGTGCCCCGTTGTCGAAAGACAAGCGTGGCATTATGGAAGAACTTCTTGAAAGCACAGATACATCTAAGCTAAAAGATCAGTTCCAGAAATTCTTGCCATCTGTCCTAAACGAAGAAGTTCGTCGTGAGAAGAAACAATTAGTTGAAGGACAACAATCGCAGAAGACTGTGATTACTGGTAATAAATCTCAAGCTGAGATTGTTGCCGCTCCAGCCGAAGCTGACGAAACTATTCGCCAGCTACGTAAACTCGCTGGTATTTAAAGATTAAATTAGGAGACATAAAAATGTCACAAGCTCTATTTGAAAACAAAAACTGGGCCGCTACAAAAGAAGCCCTTTTAGAAGGCCTACAAGGTCAACGTAAAACAACTATGGAAGTTTGTTTAGAAAACACAAAGCGTTATTTGACAGAAACAGCAACTACAGGTGCTACAGCTTCTGGTAACGTTAGCGTTTTAAACAAGGTTATTTTGCCAGTTATTCGTCGCGTTATGCCAACAACAATCGCTAACGAATTAGTTGGTGTTCAGCCAATGCAAGGTCCAGTTAGCCAGATTCACACACTACGTGTACGTTATGCTCAAGACTCAGCTGCCGCTACAGGTGCTGGTTCATATGCTGAAGGTAACATCGGTAAAGCTGTTACAACTAATGATGAAGCTCTAAGCCCATTTAGCATTGCTCAACAATATTCTGGTGCCGCTACAGGCCGTGCTGCCGCAACAAGCGCACTAGAAGGTACTGGTGGTAACAAGCTAAACATTCAGATCTTGAAAGAGACTGTTGAAGCTAAATCACGTAAGTTAAGCGCACGTTGGACATTTGAAGCCGCTCAAGACGCACAAGCCATCCACGGTGTTGACGTTGAAGCGGAAATCATGGCTGCTTTGGCTCAAGAAATTACAGCTGAAATCGACCAAGAAGTTATTGGTTCATTAATCAACTTGGCCGGTGCCGCTTATGGTACATACGACCAATCAGCAGTTAGCGGTACAGCTAACTTCGTTGGTGACCAACACGCCGCTTTAGCTGTGTTGATTAACCGTGCTGCCAATGACATCGCTGCTCGCACACGTCGTGGTGCTGGTAACTACATCGTTGTTAGCCCAACAGCTTTAACAATTCTACAATCTGCTACTACTTCAGCTTTTGCTCGTACTACAGAAGGTACATTTGAAGCACCAACAAACACAAAATTCGTTGGTACATTAAACAGCTCAGTTCGCGTTTATGTAAATCACTACGCTGGCGACGCAAGTCCAGTTCTAGTTGGTTACAAAGGTGCTAACGAGATGGATGCTCCAGCATTCTACTGCCCATACATTCCATTGATGAGCAGTGGTGTTGTTTTAGATCCAGCAACATTCGAACCAACAGTGTCATTCATGACACGTTACGGTTATGTTGAGTTGTCAAACACAGCGTCTTCTTTAGGTAACGCTGCCGACTACGTAAACACAATCGCTATCGATAGTGCAAACCTAAGCTTCATCTAATCCCTAAAAGGTTAGTTAAGTTTGATATGAAAAGGGCAGGTAACTGCCCTTTTCCATTGACTAAGTATGGTATGTTCACAGATATGAAAACACGATTAGAACGAGCAGGGC